GTTGATGTATCATTACCTCTAACTGGGATGTAAAAATCCTCAGTCATGTTTTGCATATTAAATTTTAGATTATATTCACCTGTTTCTTGGTCAACATAAGGAGTTTTTTGCATTTTATTAATGGTTTTCTGCATAAACGCTTCTACTTCATTTGGTGGGATATTTCCAACATTGATGTAATATATTCGTTTTTCAGGAGCACGCATAATTCTATGAACTAAAGCTGCATCCTCCATTAATATCATTTGCTTATATGTTTTACGTCCTGGTTCAAGATATGAACGTCCGTAAGGAAGATAATTATAATCCGCTAGTAAACGGAAATGAGCCATCTCATAGTTTTCAAATATTTGCTCTGCAGGTTCAGTATAATTATATTGTCCTAATGAACCAGGAGCATATTTGAATCGTACATATGATGGGTTTTGAGGATCTTGTCCTTCTTCCCTAATAATATCATATGCTGAGAATGGTTTAACATTGTATACACCATATTTTTCGGCGATATCCATCTTAAGATAAAAATCACCATACTTAGCCATATTACGAATCCAAGACCATAAATTAAATTCAATATTTAATACGTCATAGAATAAGTTATATAGTATTTTTTGTAAGTTTTCATCAGGAGATTTAATATGTAATACTTCTCCTTGTTCATTTTTTAATGTTGATTCATCTGCTACTATATCAAGTGATGATGCTACAATAGCATCTGTGTCCATTACTTCATAATCAGAATAAAGTTGAATACGTAATGTTTGATAATTTAATAATGGATTTGCTACAGAAGCGTAATTAGGACGATATAATCTAGTATATCTATCTGTTAACGAATTAGTAGCAATATCAGGATGGGATTGGATGTGATCACTATCAACAACTTTAATTTGATTTCCACCAACGTTTCTAATTACTACGTCAGTAGAAAACATTCTTTTTAATCTAGAAAACAATCTAGTATCTGCCATTTTGAAATTATATTAATATATTTATAAATATTACAACAGCCACGTAAGGCCTTCATTATCACTGTTATTACCATTACCTACATTCCAGTCCCATTGGTTTTTTGCATTTCCATTATTTGAATAAAGACCTGAATAATTATGTTTAGATATATTATTAATGCTTGCTTTTGTTAAATCAATTCCTGATTGTTGTAAGCGCAATGCTGTGTCCCTAACATATAAACCTATTCCTAAACTCATTACTAAATCATCATTATATCCTGATTGGGCTTCGGCTTTATTATTTTTCCAAATAAATGTTCTCATTTCATCAATAGAACGTTTAGATTGAATAATGATTGAACGTTCACGAGTATACGCTTCTAATTTTTGTATAATCATAGGACGTGTTTTCATTGATGTAGTAAAACCGGGTGTCATATTATTCATACTATTCATATTCTTATTTGAATATGCATCAACAATATTAATATCTGATTTTGGTGAATAATATAAGTTACGGTATTCTCTATCAATAGCCACCTGTATTACTGCCCATCCTATATTAGCGTTTTCAATTACTAATAAAGCATCATTATATTCGGTTGCCATTGATACTAATGTGTTACCAAAATCTTTAGTTGATATTTTACCATGAAATTCAGCTACCTGTTTAGCTTCTTCAATATCCATAATATGAAAAGCACTATAATCTTTACCATCACCACGAGCAACATCAGCATGAATCATATAGTTTTTAGAATAATCTGGTTGTTCCCAAATCCAAAGATTATTATCTATTCCTCGTTTTTCTATAGGTTCTTTAACATATGTTTGGTCATAATAATCTAATATTTGACTATCAAATACCCCATCTCCAGAAGTTGCAAAATCACAGTCACACTCTTGTGCTGCCATTTTAGGGCCTAATAACTCATTTTGCTCAAGTCTCCATGCTTCATCCCTTTCAGGATGAACATTCCATGGTAATTTAATAGGTAAAAATTTGTTTTCGGATAATTCAGCTTTACTCCATTGTTTATGAAACCAATTACCTGTGCCATGTGGGGTTGATAAAGCTATACAACCACCACCAGTAGCCAATGTTTGTTGAGCACTACCCCAAATTTCCTCAGCACTAGGAATAAAGGCAGCTTCATCCATAATTAATAATGAAACGGCTTCACTTCGTCCTGAGTCACTAGCTGCTGATACTGCTTTAATTTGAGAACCATTCTTAAGTTTGAATGTTAATTTATTATTTTCATCAGGTTTACCTGTACGGAGCCATGAAGGTAAATTATCATGCATGAATTTTACCTTAGTAACCATATTTTTTGCCGTATCTGTTTTGGTACATAAAACAAGGATATTTTTATCCTTATTAAATATCATAACCCATAAACTATATAAGGCAACTAATGTTGATATACCTAACTGACGAGATTTAAGTATTAGATGGTAATCTTCTTTTAAGAATAACTTCAATACATCCTCTTGGAATGGGTATAAGGCAAATTGGATTCTACCTCGTTTTGGGTGTGTTATATAGACATATTTTTTAGCGAAGTATACAGGGTCAGTAGCACACTTTACATATTCTTGCTGTATTATTTGTTTTATGTCTTGGCTCATTGTACGGCCATGAAAATAACTCCTACTCCTAACCCAACAGCTACTGTAACTCCACCAACAATAATTCCATTCTTTTGTCGTTTATACTTACGAGCACGTTTTTCTTCGATGGTTATTAGTTCATCTTTATGATCTAATATTTGACTTAAGTTACCTATATCAGCAATACAAATTGCTTCTTTACGTTCATATTTGTGTATAATACTATCTTTAAGTGCTAATTGACGTTGAGCTATAGTATAATTATCACTTACTATTTCCAATTCAGCTTTAGCAAAATCACCAAATTTAATGTCCTGGATGGCTTTAATAAGATAGGATTTGGGGAGACAAACTATTGTATCAATACTAGTTGTATCGGTTTGCGAAAAACTCGGTAATGTCGCTAGTATTAAACTTAGAGATATCATCCATCGCTTGAGCGTATTGATTTTGGAGGCTAGATAACTTATCATTATTATTTGATATTTGTTCATTTAATTCAGAAATAGAATCAGAGAGAAGAGTGATGCTAAGCTCGTACTCTTCTCTCATTTTTTGATTCTTTGTAATTACGTTGTTTAAACTATCTATTTTAGTTTCTAAAACGTACTTATTTACTTCATTATTATCAGGACGTGTTACAACACTAACAGCAAAAGCAACTAATAATATTAAAATTAAAACTAATTGATAATGTTGTTTTATTTTATCCATTCAACAAACCTGCACGTTTTTGGAACATATGAACTAGATCTTCGTTAAGCATATCATCTTCTCCATCAACAGATAAATCATCAGCCATTTCCTTTTCTAATTTTTTAATTTTAGCAGGTATATCACCAATTTCCTCTTTATATTCATCAATTGAAATTTCACCTGATTTGTATTTAGCTAAAATTCGATCTTTTTCTTTACGTAGTTGAACTAATTCTCCACCACCTTCAATTTCATCGTCAATTTCTACTTCCGAATCATCGATATCATCGATATCATCAATTTCTCCATCAGCAGCATCTTCGAATTCATCAACATCAACTTCTTCAGTATCAGTATTAACTACTTCTTTTTCCTTTTTATCTTTAGGTTTTTCTTCACCTTCAATAGTTTCGATGTATCCTTTACCAATTTCAATTGGATTTCCTTTTACATCAACTTTACTAGTTAATTTCTTATCACCTAATACATCCATCATCTTTTGAGCAGCTTGGAATGGCTTACCTTTATAAAATGAAACAGTATCTAGAATATCTTGACGACCAAATCCTTCAGGACGAGTAAGTAATTCTGAAAATGATTCAATATCTTCATCTGTAAAGTTAAGTGGTTTTCTTCCTCTACCACCTTTCTTAGAAATTAATGTTTGGATTTTTGTAAGGAATTTTTTTACATCCTCTACATCTTTACCACCTTTAAGGGTAAATACTTTACCAGTACCTTTAGTACGTCCTCTAGCCTCATCAATTTCTTCTTCTTCGGATAAATCTTCATCAATTAGATAGTCAACAATAGCATCCATTGCTGCTTCGTTTAACTCTTCTGATTCTTCTAGTTGGTCATAATCAGCACCATTTAAAGCTGGTTTATCTGTAGTTTCTTCTGATAGAGCAATTTCCAGCTCTTCTTTGATAAGCTTTCTAAGTAGGTTAAGTTGTTTTCCCATAGGATTTATATTAATGTTTTATTATAAATATAGTAAATGCTAACTAAACAATGTATTTTTAACTATTTCTATACGTTCTTCATTACTACCATGTAATCTTACTAGATTTTTAATTCTGGGATTATAACGAGTTAAATAAAAATTAATCATGTAATTAATTTCATCTCTATATTTAGAATCAATTTCTCTAACACCATTATCTTCAATTTCAACACCTACAGGATCAACATAAAATATATGATCATATTCTGATATAAGATTAATTGCTAAATTAATAAAGTCTTGTTTGTCTTTATAGTTGATTGATTTAGATTGTGAAGTAAACGCCATAACATCAATTACTGTTCTATCAGTAATAATATTATTTTGTAATAATTCACTACATCGTTCAGCTAAAAATATAGTTTGACCTTTTAATGTTGAATCAGTATTTAAGGGAATACCTAAATCACGTAGATACTTAGAACGTTCAGTTCTAGTTTCATAATCTTTAAATTCAGGTAATTCACGTAACGAATTAACTAATGTAGTTTTACCTACACTCATTGTACCACAAAAACCTATTTTCATATTTTAATTTCTAAATGTTATACCCATTAAAAAGAATACACCTGCACATAATAATATTGGAAAAAATACTACTAAAAGTAAAGTTTTTAATATTAAATGTGTTATAGGAGATGAATCTAATGGATATCGGTTATTAACTCCTTCCCACCACCCAATAACTGATGAGAATATCCACATAATAAAACAAAATAATATAATTAATGTTAATATAGACATAATTTAAAATCTAACAGATCCACGGAATTGAGGATCTTTATACCAAGGTAATCCTTCTCTTTGACTTCTACGTTCTTTCCAATCATCAAATGAATATTCAAAACCATAAATGTGATATTCCTTTTTGCCTTTTGGAGTTATCAATGCGGGACCTTCCCAGTTGTGGAGTTTTCCATCCCATGATATTGCTTGAGTACCATCAGGTTTAATTAGATACCTTACTGGTGGATACGGTGTTGGTTTTGGTTTATCTGTCATAACTTGATTTTATTTTTTATTTACTTGAATATACGAACTTATTTTTGGGTAACCAAATTCTCTGCAACATAAATTGCTTGAGCACCAGATACTGTAATGCCTCGTGCTGATAATGCATCACCTACAAAGTGTACATTTGGGTATTTTGTAAGAGATAAATCATTATAATTTACCACTACTTCCGGTGACAAATATTTTACTTCAGGAATATATACTCCCCAATCATTTCCTAATGTTGGGAATACTTTTTTCATACCATCAATAAAGTCATCAATATATGAATAATATCCTTGGAATGCCTTTTTAATATTTTTCATTTCATCTAATCCTACTTGGAATGATTCAACTTTATCACCTTCCGACGTTTGTGATGGATTTCTTGTAAGTGAATAAAATAATCCTTTTCCTTTAGCTTGACATTTTTTAACTAAATCACGTGACCAAACAAACGGTTCATCAATACCTCTGATTTCCATTAATATACCAAAATT